TATAAACCCCTTAGCTCCTGTTATAACTCCTTTTACTGATCCGCTTAAATCTCTTAGTTTTCCAGCATAGCCTCCAGTAGCTTGGTCTAAAACCTTAAAACCCTCTCTATTCTTTTGACCTACTTTTGATACGTCCTCTAGTTTGTTCTCTAAGTTATTTAGAGCCTTAACCGCCTTGTCAGTTTTAGCTACTACTTCAACCTCTACTTTTTCTGCCATAGCTCATTTTTTAATTGTTTGTACCCCTCTTTCATTGTTTCTGGTATTTTATATTTTCCTTTCGCTACGTCTATGTATTCTCCTTTAAAATCATATTGTAACCCCTCTAGTATATCTCGTATCATATTATAATGTTGTTTCAAATAAATCTGTGTCAAATGCTGAGTTTTCTCCACCATCTACATCGTAAATAGCTCTTATTGAGAACTTATATGTTGTATCACTGTCTAATGAAATAAATGTAGCAGATGTTGTAGTTTGAACCGTTCCTTTAAACTCATCGTCTTGGTATATATCATAACGTAAAAAATTTGGATTAGATTGTAAAGAACTCCATTGTAAAGAAACAGAGCTACTTGTTTTGCTAGTCGTTTCTAAATTCTCAACCCTACCTAAACTTTGTCTTTGACCGTTTAAACTTTGCGAAGTATTAACTTGTAAGTTATACAATTCTAAGTCGCTTTTATTTGTTAGTAGATTTGTCTTTATAGAGTTTATTCTGTACTCTGTTGTACCTATAATAAATATATCGTTTAGTCTGTATTTTAAAATTATATTCAATGGTAAGTATGCAGACACATTAGTCTTTCTTGCATTTTTAGAAAATATATTGGCTACATAATTTAAGTAATACTTAGTAAATAAATCATTAGATGAAACTTGACTTGCACTACCTGTTCCCAATGTGTACTCATCAACTTCAATTCCAAAATTTAATGTATTACTTATAAACCCAGTTGTAATATTGGATATAGAGTTAGACGGTCTTAAATAAGGATTTATTCCGCTTAAACTATCGTCATCGTTTTTAAACACAAGTGCATCATTTGTAACTGTGCTAAAACAATAGAATAATAAAGGCGAACCTATTGTTGGCTCAAACTTTTTATCTAACATAGCACCTTGAACGATAGTAGTTAAATTCCCTGTATTTTCATCTGTTAATCTTTCATACATCATTTTCTCAAAATCAACTTCGACTTTGTAATCACCACCATCCCATTCATCATTGCCATAACTTTCTTGAGCAAATATATTACCTTGCAATTCGTCTGAATATTGAACTAAAAAAGATTTTTTGCTTTTAAAATTAAATATCATATTTTTAAATTGTAGTAACTTGGATACAGTTTTTTTACTCGTATCTACATATTCAGTAATATCATAAGTTTTACCAGCGTTATAGTAATCGTCTAAAGGTAATACTATTATAAATCCGTCCTCTTTATATGCAGTCAAATTAAACATAGTAAAGATATTTTTAAGAAAATCAAATATTTTCATTTTCGGCATTTGAGTACTTATAGGTATTGTATTTTGAGATGTAGGTGCAACGGCTCTATAAAACCCTGTATCTAAAACGTTTTGAACACTATTCCCAAAGTCTCTAACAAACCTAACCTCTAAGTCTTGAGATATTGTTAAAGTGTTTTCAGCAATTATATTTATTTTTATAGCTACAAGTCCTGTACCCCAATGTTGAGGGTTTGCATTGTACCTAAATGTGTCAGTTCCAGTTCCTTGAAATTCAGCAACAAGTTCATTATTTGATAATCTTCTAAATTCTACTGTATAGTCTTGACCCAATGCAACATTGACAGTTAAAAATAATTGATATTCATACCAAGCTCCTGGCAAAAAAGGGTGCAATGCTGGATAGGCTGGTCTTAATTCAACGCCAGAATTATAATCATATTCTGAAGTCCCAGCACTTGGTAAACTCCACGTTCTAGTTATAGTGAGAACTTCCCCACCCTCATTCGCATTACTCATAAAACCCTCTTCCTTATGTAGCCACATATACAATTTTTTAAAAACTGTACTATTAAAAAACTGTTGGCTAAATACAATTTGTGGATATGTAGTTTGTATTGCATCAATTATAACCTTAGTTTTTAACGCTGGTTTTAAATCTGCATAATTTAAGTGCGTTCCTGTTATAGCATCTCTATAACCAGGGTTGCTATTATAATTGTATCGCATATTTTTGCTATGCGTTATAAGTGGAAATATTAAGTCGTCACCCTCTGCACTTCCTTGTAATTTACTTTTAACAAAATCGCTAGTATATTCAAAATCTAAACTATCTGGGTATATTAAAGAGCTTAATTCGTTTTCTGCTAGTATTTGTTTAAACTCTACCGTTTCGCCTGTGAATACTAATTTATAAGAATATGCTACATTGTTTTTCAACTCAACCGAAGTTAAACGTAATTTACCTATTTTGTATGTTACGCCATTTAATTGAATAAGTCCGTCACCTTGAAATCTAGCATCAAAACTATTTTGAATTTCACTATCGTAATAATGCTTAAATAATTTATTATTATGCTTAGATGCTGGAACGCTAAACTGTTGGCTAAACGGTGCAAATATCTTAGCTGGGTCTTTTACGTTTTGAATAGTATCCGTAATTGATACGCTTTCGTCTTTGAATAATTCTAGTTTTGTATAATCGTCATAAATTTGATATCTCTGCTCTGTGCCAGAAAAATTGCCTCCATCAATATCTAGTGTGTTGTTGCCACTTGGTGCTATTGCAGTTATAAAACCAATAGCTCCAGAATTTAAGTTTTTAATTAATTGACCTACTTTAAAATTGCCTATTGTAAAATCTGTTGATGTATCTACAAGCCTAGTTTGTGTAGGGAAATCTCCCTCACTAGTATATTTATTACCATCTCTAATATATAAGTCTATTATCTGCATCTATCGAATATTGTTTATAGTGTCAAAAGCAAAATCTATTTTTATAGAATAATTAATTAGTTTATCGTTTAGACTTGTTTTATAGCTAAAACTACTATCACTTACATTAACAGGTAAAACAACGTTGTCTATTTCTATCCAACAGTCCTCACTTAATTGCATTTGCTTAAACACTTCGTTGTATTCTTCTGGATAAAACCCTGTATTTAAGTCCATTTTTTCGTTACCCATTTTATATAGGTTTTTCTGTTGGTGCTTATATACATCATAACTATTTGCTACAAGTGTATTTCTTTTAAAGTCCTCTGCTTTAGTTGATAGTTGTTTATTGCTACGCTTAAAGAACCAAAGATTTTGCAACGCTCCAAACTTATTTATAAAGCTTAATTTATAAGGTTCGTATTTACACTCGGTAATGTTCTGCACTTTAACAACCGATACGCCCTCTGTTGAATTAATGTAAATAGTATCAACAGGAAAGGTTATATTAGTATCTAAAAATTCGTGTAAACATATACTATTCTCAAAAGTACCACCGTCCCTAGAAACTCTATCTGCAAATTCATCAGTTCCGTTTACAGTATTTGAAACGTATTGTATTTGAGTTGATGACGTAGTTGTAGGTACAAAATTCTCCTCGTAAACTTCTTGATTTTCTGAATAATATTGCACAGTACTAACCTTGCTTGTGTCAATAGGCAAAACAACTGGTGCGTCATCTAGTTTAACTACTGTTAAATTTGACTGCAATAGTCCACTATCGTTTTGTGGATTAACACCCTCTTGAAAATATCCGTAACCGTAAAACGCTTTGTTTTCAACTAAAGGTAAAAATCCAGATACACCACTAACAGTTCTCCGTATTTGATAATCAACCCACACAATTTCTGTTTCATAATCGTCTGCATTGTAAGTCATATAATCTCTAACAAGTTCTGCTATTTCAAAATTGACAGTAAAGTTTACCGCCGATGCATTTAAAATATATGTTGGTGTTGTAGGTCTTGAATTTGTTTGCGTTCCTGTATATATCCAAAGCTTTAATTCAGCACTTTCTAATTTGCTCAAATTATAATATACATAGTAAGGACTTCTTACATTAATTTTTGCCATTTTATTTCTGTGTTTGTTTTATTGTAAAATCAGTAAAATCTCTAACATCTACTTTGTATGACTTCTCTAATCTCTTGCTTATGTTTTTTAAATATTTATGATACGGCTCTGTATAAAATAGACTTGGTTTAATACCGTCTCTATATATAGATCTAGCTATTAAAAATTGTAATGTCTTTCTAGGTATAAATCTACCTTTGTCATCTCTCGGTGCTATACCCTTTTTAACAGTCCATTTATCCAATGCACTAGGTGGAGGCATTTTATCTGTATAT